GTCCCGACCTTCCTCTGTTTCCAGCGTAGGCTCGGATCTTCAAACACGTCCTGAAGGAATCGAACCCTCACTTGATGGGTTGGAGCCATCTGTGCTACCACTACTACTAAGGACGTAAATGGGGTGACTGACGGGACTTGAACCCGCAATCCTCAGGATCACAACCTGATGCTTTGGCCAATTAAGCTACAGTCACAATACCCTGACGGAGATTCGAACTCCGGATGCTAGACTGAGAATCTAGAGTGATGCCGCTTCACTACCAGGGCAATAACCGGGCGCGAGTCGTTCCTCGAATAAATGCGAGGACTCAAACAACCCGGGAGATGTCTTTTACCCGCTTACGGTGCGGGGGAACCCATATTATTCTGTTGTCTGAAAAGTGTCTCCTATATCGCTTTTCAAACTTGATGGACGAAAACTTTTTCTCGGTGAACACCTTCGTCATATGGTGCTCCCATGTTCCACACATACCCATAAGCGTTGAGCGTCGGATCGGCCTCAACACACAACATAATGTCGTCGTAGTCAGCCGGAACGTTATCGAGGCCTTTTTTGTAGGTCTCCACTACCAACTCACTTGCCAATTCAACCAGCTTAATGCCGCCCGAATGCTCCTGAACGATTTGTCTGATTCTTTCTTGCAGATCCATAATCAATCTTTCTCCGACCGATCCTCACGACTTGCGACAATCTTTTCGATCACAGTCTGGTCAGGATTGACGAGCAATTCGTACTCGCAACCATTTGCCGTAATCAAGATGCGATGAACGTCGATCTCAAATTTTTCAATCGAAATCGGGCAATGTCCACACTCGCAACTATCTTCCATCAGCGGCAATCCTGCCTGAGCGAGCAAGATGAGAGCGAGCATATGGTTGTCGGGCGGACTATCTAGTAAATTTATCATAACTCCGGTGCCTGAGCTCGAACCAGGAATACTAAGTTAACAGCTTAGCGTGATACCAATTTCACCATACCGGATCTAAACAAGCCCACAAGGATTCGAACCTTGACTAAGAGGACCAAAACCTCTTGTGCTGCCATTACACTATGGGCCTAAAGTGGTGTTTCTGGAACCCCAAGGTACACCCCCGAACCCCTCCGCCTTTGTTGGCGGGCGTCATCTCTCGTTAACCTCCCGAGAACAAGGTCAAATACCAATTCCTTTACGGGGAACCCCACTTCATTTAACCTTGCCTTCGTCCGTACGAGCCCGAGCATACACTTGTAGTTTACGGTGTATATTCGTGGCCCGCACGGAGTCCGTGATTGCAACGGGTTTCGAACCCGTGTCTCCACCGCATTTCGATGGCGTCCTACCAACTAGACGATACAAAACAAAGTACAATTTCATGTCGGTCAGGTTTAAAGCCTGATGCATGAAATAGCATCCGTGAGCGGATACTCGAAATGTGGCGAGAGGGAATCGCACCCCCGACGCTTAGTTCTTCAAACTAACGCTCTACTACTGAGCTACCGCCACAAAGAAGGGTTTTCGACAAGGCAGGAAACCCCCAAACCTCTACGCATTATGGTAGCGTGAAACCTCGACCTTACCCTGTCGTACGGCAGACCAGTAACCCCGTCATCGGGAGGCATGTTTTCTGTCCTTGCCTAGGACTTTCTAATACTCGTAAGGTGAGTTATTCCATAGTATACAAAGTATTCATCGCTAAGTCATTGTGTCTTCCATTGCAAATGTATCAAAAACCATATTCGACGGACGGTGGGACTCTTTACATTCCCCGTGAGTCGTCAATACAACTTCCCGTCCTAGTACCAGACGCAAGACCTTACAACTGGTACTTATCCATCTATCAATACGCCTGGGAGGATTCGAACCTCCACTGAGCCCCTAATCTGGGAGCCGTTTTACCTGCTTATAAGGCAGGGGTTTTACCAATTAAACTACAGGCGCGACGAACAACTATTTAGTCGAAAAATAGAGGCTACCTATAGTATACACTATGCAGCCCCGAAGTCAAGTCAAACTCATTAGTTTGTGTACTTCGGGATGTCCTCTTCCTCGATGCGTTCTATGCTCACGAACCAACCACTCGGCACGGCGACTTCTACAGCGTAGAACTGACCAGCGATTTGGTAGATCCGATATTGGGAGTTTCGCTCGACCTCACTAGACCGTATCGGCTCTAGCTGCTCGATCCAAAGTTCCCGCTTGAATTCTTCGATTTGGTTTTCACTCAACAGACTCATTGGAATACCCCTATTCTCTCCATTTACTTATGTCTCACTAACACCCAATCCAAGTCAAACCTTGAATTCGGGGTGAGTTACTCCGCCGCGAAAAATCATACCACCACGGAGACTGCCGTTGCCAGCGAACAACATGCGCCGCAGCGGCAACTGCTGCACGATGGTCGTACCGAAGTCACGTCGGCGCTTGACCCGGTGGACAAGTCCGATGTTTCTGCTGAACACGAAACAGTCCTCGACATCGCCGCGAGCCAGCATGTCCAACATGATGTCTTGGTTTCGCTTGACCAGCTTACGATACGCTCGACGACCGCCACACCGCCAGAAAAAGGGTCGCTTCATACCACTACAATGCGTCCAAGTGCGCCAGGACGAATCCACGAAGCATTGGAGGGCCTCAGCACCGATCAGCCGTTCAGAACAGTTCAGGGCGGGCAACGAAGTAGAACTCACAGAGAAACTCCTAAGTAAGGGTTGAACAAAAACGTTCTTCCACTATACAAGTATAACATACGAGAGGGAGAAGTCAACAACTAATGCTGGATCAGTTGAACTTTCATCGGTCTATGCGGCCTGACGCTATATGCGGTTTTGGACTATTCGGGTAGGTCTGTGCGGTTTAGTTATCAGACGTTAGAGCAGAAAATCTTGGAATCTACTTGACTCCGCGGGGTTGTATTGTATACTAAATATAGAATCCAGGGTGTAGCTCAGTTTGGTAGAGCGCCCAGTTCGGGGCTGGGAGGATCGCAGGTTCAAGTCCTGTCACCTTGACTTTACGGAAGGACACTTACTATGGCAAAACGACCACTCGATATACCCATTTCACAGCAGAAAAAAGCAAACCTACCTACCCGTGATAGCCAGGGACGCAAACTACCACAGAGGTTCAAGATAGTCACAGGCGCATCGGCCATCAAGAGCAACAAGCCTACAGGCAAAGAAGTTCGCGTGGTCGTCAAAGACCCGGGAACCAAACCCCAATTGGCTACGTTTCGGGATCTCAAACTTGCCCGAGATTTCATCAACAGTTCGAACGCTCCGTTCAGAATCGGTCGTGAGGTCAGACTAGAATTTGGCAACGGCAAGAAACAAAGACTGAAACTTGGTCAAAAAATCTAAAACGAACAACCCCGCTTTCGCGGGGTTTTTATTTGTTTAGACATTTAACTGCTGACTTTTCTTTTTGCTTTGAAACTTCGAGTCAAAGTCTTTCGAGCGAAAACCACTACCAGCGCCAGATTCATCGGTTGTCTGCCCCGTGTCAGTTAGAGTCACTTGAGCGACCTGGGACACGTCGAACAGCTTCATCTTGGGTCGGTCGATACCTACTATGAATTTTCGGTTCACCGCTACGTCGTTATATCTGTTCTTCAACTGCTTGACCAACACTTGCCCCAAAGCGTCCATCTCCTCGGTTCGTATCAGAGCGAACATGAAGTCGGCCGTCGCCGGCAGACCGAACGATTCCGCAGTATCTTCAAGACCAACGTCCGTACTACCAAATCCAGATCGGTTGGTTTGGGTAGCCGACATGATGGGTACTTGAAACTCGACAGCAAGGCCTCGCAATTCCTCCGCAATCGCTTTGACGTAGGTGTACATACCCACGTTCGCGTTCGCTGCAAACCGTGCAGACGCACAGATGTTCAGGTAGTCGATGAAGATGATATCTGGCTTGAAGTTTTTCTTGAGTCTCAACTCGTTCAGCAGATGTCGGAAATGCGTGACATTTGCCGTGGCAGTCGGGTATTCCTTGATAATCAGCTTGCCCTTGCACTTCTTCTTGATACGCTCTATTTTCTTGTCGTATAGCGTCTTGGGTAGTTCTCTAACTTCGTCAAGGTTCAAACTCATGAGGTTAGCGTCAATGCGTTCACCGATACGTTCCTCTGCCATCTCACAAGTGATATACAAGACGTTCTTGCCGTCGGCAAGTGCAGATGCCGCATAGTGACACATGAACAGCGACTTACCGACGCCAGTGCCTGCCATGCAGATGTTCAACGTCTTTTTAGACAGACCACCGTTCGTGACCTTGTTAAAGAATTCGAGGTCGAACGGAACCTTGGCTTCAACCCTATGGTAGAAGTCGTATCGGTCGTCAGAATCTTCGATGAAGTCGTGACCGATATGCGGGTCAAACGATATCGACAACGCTTCACTGAGAATCTCAGGAATCGCGTTGCGGGTCAGTTTCTCTTTCTTGCCGTCGATGATATGGATAGAATCCATGATGGCATTGTAGATAGCTTTGTCTTTGCAAAACTGCTCTACATGGTCGAGGAGCCATTCCTCATTATTTGTTTCGTCTTTCTGTTCCTCACAATACTTGAGTACCGCATTTGCTTTCTTGAATTCATCATCATTGAGCGAATCGTTATCATTAATCGCAATAACAACCGCCTCTTTACTGGGACGATTGTTGTACTCAATGATGTATGCTGCGATAGTCTCGAATAGTGTCCTCTCTACCTTGTCAGAGAAATACGCTGCTCGCAGATAGGGCAGAACACGTCGAGAGTATTCTTCGTTGTAAATCAGGTTTCGAAGGATCAGTGCTTCGCTTGATTCTTGCATTAGTTGATCTCAAATTTATACGTCACACTGCCTACGGGAACGATAAACTCGGCCGCGGAATCTTTCATCCGTATTTCCCAGGGAAGTAACCATGTAGTCATGTAGCGTCGGTCATAGACTCGCCGTGGACTGGTGGTATCTGTCTCTCGCACGGTGCAATCGTATGCGTTCTGATGACCCTTTTTCAAGGCACCGGTTTTCGTTCGGTACATATAGATGTATTGCTCGTTGCTACCAAACGAACCAGACCCAAAGATGAAGCTACCGCTCATGGAATCACCCATTCTCATGGCAACCAACTCAGTGTGCCATTGC